GGTTTTGAGTACCTGATAATATTTATTATAGACAACAAAATTTAATTTAACGAAACATGGCAGAAACTTTAATCTCCCCAGGTGTATTAGCAAGAGAGAACGATATATCTTTTATTGCACCAGCGCCAACAGAGGCAGGAGCAGCAATTATTGGACCAGCAGTGAAAGGACCTGTAGAAGTTCCTACTTTAGTTACTTCGTACGGGGAGTATCAAAGAGTATTCGGTACTACATTTACTTCTGGCTCAGCTAAAAAAGAATTTTTAACCTCATTAGCAGTAAAATCCTACTTCGGAAACGGAGGAAACTCAGTATTAGTTACTAGAGTTGTAAGTGGCTCATTCACTGGGGCAAGCGACACCGGAATTACTGCCGCGTCAGGTTCAACACCTTTTACTATTCAGACATTAGGTAAAGGTACTATTTTTAACAGCAACGGCTCACTTAACTCCGATCATTCTTTAGTGAATGGTAATGCAGACAATATCCGTTGGGAAATTAGTAACATAAACAATAGTCAAGGTACTTTCTCTCTTTTAGTAAGAAGAGGTGACGATAACCTTAAAAACAAAATTGTTTTAGAAACATTTAACGATGTATCCTTAGACCCTAACTCAGAAAATTACATAGAGGCTGTAATCGGTAACCAATCAATCAGCAAAGCTACTGATGGAGATGGAAACGTATACATTACTACTACAGGAGAATACGTAAATAGATCTAAATATATTAAAGTAACAGGAGTTACTCGTCAAACTTTAGACTATATAGGTAATGATGGACAAATAAGTAACGGCAACCTTTCCGGTTCTCTTCCAACAGCACAATCTGGATCATTCTCAGGGGCAGCTGGAAATATCGATACTACTGGAAACTTTTTCGGAGATATTAACGGAACAGATACTCAAGGATTAGGAAATGCTTCTTACTATCAAGATGCAATTTCAATCTTAGGAAATAAAGACGAGTATGTATTCAACATTATTTCTGCTCCTGGTCTAATTTATGAATTTGGAGATCACAAAACTCAATTAGATTCAATCATTTCACTTGCAGAAACAAGAGGAGATGCAATCGCAGTAGTAGATGTACAAAATTACGGAGCTACAGTATCTAACGTAACAGGAACAGCTGCTAACATTAACAGCTCATATACTGCTACTTACTGGCCATGGTTACAAATGCTATCAGCTACTGGAAAAACAGAATGGGTACCAGCATCAGTTGTTATCCCAGGAGTATATGCTTTCACAGATGGAGCAGCAGCACCATGGTTCGCACCAGCAGGTTTAACCAGAGGAGGAATCGGAGATGTTATCCAAGCTGAGAGAAAATTAACTAGATCTCAAAGAGATACTCTTTATAGTGCGAATGTTAACCCAATTGCAACATTCCCTGGTGCCGGTATTAACGTATTTGGACAAAAAACTCTTCAAAAGAAGAAATCAGCACTAGATAGAGTAAATGTTAGAAGATTGCTTATCGAATTGAAGACATTCGTTGGTAATGTGTCAAGAAACTTAGTATTTGAACAAAATACTACAGCTACGAGAAATAACTTCTTAGCACAAGTAAACCCTTACTTAGAATCAGTAATTCAAAGACAAGGTCTATATGCTTATAGAGTAGTAATGGATGACACTAATAATACTGCAGATGTTATTGATCGTAACCAATTGATTGGTCAGATCTTTATTCAACCAGCTAAAACAGTTGAATTTATAGTACTAGACTTTACAATTGAACCAACTGGAGCTTCTTTTGGAGCATAATTTAAAACGTTGAATATTTATAATAAAGAAATAAAATGGCAGTACTAGATCCAAACGAAATAATGTTTAGAGCCTTTGAGCCTAAAGTACAGAATAGATTTATCATGTATATTGACGCTATTCCAAGCTTTATGATCAAAAACGTAACGGCTCCTTCTTTCACTGATGAAGAAGTTAAACTAGATCATATTAACACATATAGAAAAATTCGTGGTAAAAGAAACTGGGAAAATATGGACATGACACTTTATGATCCAGTAACCCCATCAGGAGCACAAGCCGTAATGGAATGGGCTCGTTTATCATACGAATCTGTAACAGGAAGAGCTGGTTACTCTGATTTTTACAAGAAAGATCTTACACTTAACGTATTAGGTCCTGTAGGGGACATAGTAAGTGAGTGGATTATAAAAGGAGCTTTCATCGTAAACATGGCTCAAGGATCTTTTGACTGGAGCACATCTGATGTAGCAGAATTAACAATTACTGTTGCTATGGACTATTGTGTATTAAACTACTAATCACTACCCCAACCACCAGACTTACCCGGCTCTATGTCGGGTTTGTTGTTTTATAAAAATAAAG